GGACTCTTCTTAAAATATTTGTTACATCTTTAAACGTGCCTTGTCCTACTGAATCATAAGATATCACTGGAAAATTTTTATCAAAATACATTTTAGAAACCCTCTAGTGCATCTGCTCTTGTGATGAGATCCAGTTCTTTAAAATTAAGAGTTAGATTTGTAACCACTGGAACTCCACCCTCATATGCTTTATATCTATCACCACCATATGATACACTCATAGTTTCAAGAACACACTCTGATATTTTATGTAAATTTGGATTTTCACCAGTATCATACATATATGTTATATCAAACGTGTTTGGTATTGTCATTCTTCTTACGTCACCGATTGCAACATCTGGCAACATATTTACTTTAAATGCTTGAACAATTTTTGCAACCTGTTCTGCTTCTTCTTCACTTTTAGGCATCATAACAAAACTATACTGAAACTGTCTTTTTGCAATACCTTTAAATGCAAGTTCCATTTGTGGTGCAACTACGAAACCCTCTAACGCATTAATAGCTTCTTGGGCTCCTTGGATGCCAGGTATAAATCCTGCTGCACCAAGGAGAGCTGATACAGCCCCTTGTTCCATTTCTTGACCTACTTGATTTACTGATTTTTGCACAATATCTTTTAGTGAAGCACCTCTTCTTCCTTCTTGAATAGCATTTGCCAAAATGGCTGTTGCTCCACCCATTTCTGTATCTACATAGTTTGTATTGTATGAAACTTGCACAGTGGGTGGCATATAGAGAGATATGTGTGTATCTAATCTTGTAGTCCCTCTTCTTTTAATACCAACAGAGGTACTTCTGTTTATAAGAGTTTGTTTGTGTCTTGACTCTTGTTCATTTTCAAATTTTTCTTTTGCTGCTGGTGTTAATCCTATTGGTGGGCCAACTGCAAAAACACGATCCTGTGGAACATTACCCATTTGTTTTTGTGCTTTTTTAGTATTTACATTTGACTGATTAATTAATCTTTTAGGATCACTAAAAATCATTTGAGGTGGTTGTTGTTGATTAATATTAAACATTATGTAGTGACCATGATTTCCAGTTTCACGCCCAGACTCCACATCTATTGGAAAGGTAAAGTGTTTTGTTTTAAACGCATTTCCAAAAGTGTTTAGTCCAGAAAAATCAGAAAAGTCTGAACCACCTCTCTCATTTCCTAACAATCCAGAACGAATATTTCCTGCTACTTTTTTAAGTGCTCTACCAGCAAGACCCTGTGCGGCACCTCTTAGTACATCTAAAGCCATTTATAAATACTCCTATACTGTTTATTTATAAAGAAAATCATGGCATACAGAGGAAGATATATACCGACAAATCCTAAAAAATACAGAGGTGATCCATCAAGAATTATTTATCGTTCTCTTTGGGAACGTAAGTTGATGGTGTATTGTGATAGGAATGAAAAGGTTTTAGAATGGGGTAGTGAAGAAGTCATTATACCTTACCTATCTCCGTGGGATAACAAGGTGCATAGATACTTCCCAGACTTCTATATGAAGGTCAAACAAAATAGTGGTGGTACAAAAAAGTTTATCATTGAAGTCAAACCAAAATATCAGTGTAAACCACCAGTAAAAAATCCAAAACGAAAAACAAAAAAATGGTACAACGATGTCAAGAACTTTGTCATCAATGAAGCAAAGTGGAAATCTGCGAATGAGTTTTGTCTAGACAATGGTATGGAATTTAAAATACTGACTGAAGATCATCTCAATCCCAAGTATAAATAGTAATATGGCACAGAGTAAATTTATACAATCAGTCGTGAAGGCTGCAAAAGGTAGACCAAGATCTACAGAGTGGTATCGTGAAAAAATAAAAGAATTTGGTAAGCCTGGTGCAATGGACTTGATTCGTGATGGTAAGAGAGACAATCAACCATTTTATGGTAGATTGAATATGTTCTTTTATGATCCCAAGTTTAAGAAGACACTACCATACTATGACACGTTTCCTTTGGTGTTACCATTAGAAAAGTATCCAGATGGATTTTTAGGTATCAATCTACATTATTTACCAATGAGTTTAAGAATAAGACTACTGGACAGATTGGTAGATTATAGTAACAACACAAAGTTTGACGAGAGCACAAGACTTGCAGTAGATTATAGTAAATTAAAAAATATAGGTTTGATTAAACCGACACTCAAACGATATCTTGCTGGTAGAGTGAAGACACAGTTTCGTAGAATAGATGCAGATGAGTTTACAGTCGCAGCACTATTACCAGTTGCAAGATTTAAGAAGGCTTCTGCATCAGAGGTATATAAAGATAGTAGGGCAATGATATGAGTTTATTTAATACAAATGGATTAACAGACGCACTTGCGTATGGAACTTTATCAGAGATACTTGGTCTGGGTAACAGCACAGATGGTATGTCCAGAAAAAATCGTTATGAAGTGACGTTATATCCACCAACTGGTGCAAGAGGTTCTAGAGGAAACACCTCAAACGTATTCTCTAAAATCATGGGTGACTTACTAGGTGATGGAACTGTTCGTGCAACTGGACTTCGTTGTGAGAGTATATCCATGCCTGGACGTAATATGGACTCCACACCAGATACTAACATCTATGGGCCCGAAAGAGAGATTGTCACTGGATATAGTTTTGGTGATATAAATGCTATATTCCAGTGTTCAAGTGATATGAGAGAAAAGAAATACTGGGAAACATGGCAACGACTTACATATAACCCAAAAACATTTGACATAGGATATTATAATGATTATGTAGGAACTGTAGATATACATACGTTAGATGAACAGGAAAGAAGAAGATATGGTGTAAGATTGGTTGAAGCATGGCCTAAAACGATTGGAGCACAATCACTGGGATATGCAGACAACAACACATATCAAACAGTAGACATAACGATTGCATATCGTTATTGGGTAAACTTGACAGATGAATCAAGTGAACCTAGATCACTAGGTTCAAGAATTGCAGAGAGGGCGGTAAACACTGTAACGAGAAGAATCACTTCTCAAATACCATCAGTGATTAGAAGATTATAAAGGATGAAATATAATGGCATTACCAAGAGTCAATAATCCAACCTACACGTTGGAACTACCATCAACTGGAAAAGAAATAAAATATAGACCATTTTTAGTAAAAGAGCAAAAAGTTTTAATGATGGCTCAAGATACTAAAAATGAAAGTGAACTTGCAAATGCAATGGGTCAATTAGTTTCTGCCTGCACATTTGGAGAGATTGATGCAGACTCCTCACCTATGTTTGACATAGAGTATATTTTCCTTAAAATAAGAACTAAGTCTGTAGGTTCTAATGTTAAGTTAAATGTTACTTGTCCAGATGATGGTGAAACACAAGTTCAAGTTGAATTAGACCTTGATGATGTTGTGGTCAATATGTTGGATGATCACACAAATGAAGCTCAGATAACAGATGATATAAAAATTATTTTTAGATATCCTGTCTTGCGAGATATTGCAAACCTAAAAGAAAACTCAAATGACGTAGACAGAATTTTTCATGTATTAGGTAAGTGTATTGATGAAATACATTTTGGTGATGATGTATATCGTAAATCTGATATGACTGAAAATGATATTAATGATTTTATTGATCAGTTATCCTCACTCCAGTTTGAAAAACTTTCTGAATTTTTCAATGGTATGCCAAAACTTCGTCATATAATTCAAGTGACAAATCCAAAAACAAAGAAAAAATCTGAGGTAGTTTTGGAGGGCCTCGAATCTTTTTTAGAGTGATGCTATCTCACGATAGTTTATTTAATTACTACGAAACTAACTTTGCAATGATGCAACACCATAAATATAGTTTAACAGAACTAGAAAATATGATGCCGTGGGAAAGAGAAATATATGTTAACTTATTAGCAAAATGGATTAAAGAAGAAAATGAGAGAATAAAAGAAGAAGAGAGGAAATCAAGACGATGAGTGCAAAAAAACTAGAACCAGGCTCAAAGTGGGCACATCTGGATAAAGATGGTGATGGCACTGTTAGTGATGATGAAATTGCAATGGAAGAAAGAATGATTGAACTTGAAGATATGCGTAGTGACATGGAAAATGAAGATAAGAAACAAGATGCACAAAGAAACATGGCATGGTTTGCCCTGACAGGAATGTTACTTTACCCTTTCGCAGTTGTAATTTCTGTCTGGGTCGGACTAGATCAAGCAGGTAAAATTTTAGGTGACATGGCTGCAGTATACTTTGTATCTGTTGCTGCAATCGTTGCAGCCTTTTACGGAAAAGAAGCATTAGTAAAAAAGGATGTGAAGAAGTAAGATGGCTGAAATATCAGACTTAATTAAATATATGCAATCTGAATCTATGGAACGTAGAAAAGCAGAAAAAGAGTCTATTGATAAAGACAAAGAACAATTAGAATTGTTAAAAAAATCTATTGAAGATGCTGGCGGTCAAGCATCTGATGATGCAAAATACAGAAAGGCTGATATAGCAATACAACAAAGAGAATTAAATTTAAGAAAAAAAGGTGCCACTGGTGCAGCTGCAAAAGAAGAAATTGAAAAAGAACAACAAAAAATAAATCAAAAACAAAATACTTTACTCTTTCGGATATCGCAAGGTATAGGTGGTATTCTTGGTAATATGAAAGAGAAAGCAAAGGCCGTTGGTAAAGGATTTATGTCAATATTAAAAGGCACTCTTTTTGCTGGACTTTTCTTTGCACTTGCAAAGTTTTTTAGTAGTCCACTTTATCAAGATATGATAGACTATATTTTTAAAACCCTCATACCCAAACTACAATTTTTCTATGACTCATTTTTTGGAGAAGGTGGTGGTTTTATGAAAGGTTTCGAAGCACTCTTTAGTGATGATAGTGGAATAGGTAGTATAGTTTTAGGACTTGCTGGTGTTACAGCAATTTTTGCTGGAGTTAAAATAGCTTCTATGTTCAAAAAACTAAAAGGTGGTGTAACAGCACTATTAGGTTTTTTTAGAACAGCATCAACAGAAGTAGGGCCTTTGGGTGGAGACACATCAAAACAAAAAAAGGGTAAAGATGGACTTGGTAAAAAAGGTGGTGGACTTGGGAATTTTGGTAAAAGTATATCATCTGCTGGAAGAGGTGTAGGTGGTTTTATCAGTGGAATACTAAAGGGTATTGCAAGTGGTCTTGCTGCAATTGCAGCACCACCAGTTCTCATTGGTCTTGCTGCTGTATCTGCGGCTGCAATCGCAATAGCAACTGCAATTCGTATCATGTCACCAGCATTTGAACCAATCGGTAAAATGTTTGAATCTTTTGGAGATAC